GTTACTTGTTACGATCGCCTAATATTTGGTGTAGGTAAATCGGGTATTGATTTTGGTAAACAATTAGCGGAAGAATATAATTTACCTACTGAAGCAAAACCAGTACAAATTGGTGTACGCTTTGAAGCACCACAAAAACATTTTCAAAAATTGATTGATATTAGTTATGATTTTAAATTATATCGTAAATTTGAAGATAAAGGTGTATCACTAAGATCATTCTGTACTAATAATAATGCTGCTTATGTAGCTGTAGAAGAAACATATGGTGATCACAGCTATAATGGACATGCTAAAAAAGATGAAGCATATCGCAATGATATGACTAATTTTGGCATCCTAATGGAAATTAAAGGTATAGATAAACCATTTGATTGGTCACGTGAAGCAGTTAAAAAACTTCAAGTTAATGGTACTGGCACTTATTACTCACCTAGCCATAGAGTACCATCTAAAACAAGTGAGGGTGAGTATGTTAAAACGGAAATAGTAAATAGTTTAGATCCACTATATGATGCTATTGGTGACAATGCAGTTTATATTGAAGATTTTATTGAAGACATGACTAAAGTATTTCCTACACTAGGTAATGATTGGGGGGTTTATATGCCTGAAGTAAAATATCTATCTCCAGAACCACTAGTAGATTATAATAATTTATCACTTAAAGAAATACCAAATGTCCACTTCGTAGGCGATGCTCTCTCAGCAAGGGGTATTACAGTAAGTGGAGCACAAGGTACATATGTTGCAGAATCAATATTAGAAGAAAATGGGTAAAAAAGAAGAAAAAAGATTAAAAGAAGCTCGAGCTATTGAAGAGCAAAATAGAATTAGAGGAGTAGAAGACTTTCCTAAATCTAGAAAATTAAAATCACCAGATGGTACTATTGTTTACATATGGGATAATAAATTACATAATTGGGAAGGACCAGCACGTATTCCTGAAGGTGATATGAGAAAAAGAGAATATTACATTTATGGTTTTCAATATACCGAAGATGAGTGGAAGGAAGCTAAAAGAAGTAGTAAAGGCTTACCTTGGTTCAAAGACCCAAGATTTAAAGAAAGACAAGCAGGATAATGAAAATAGGATTATGTGGAACAATGAGTGTTGGTAAAACTACTCTCATTAAAGAACTATCAAAACTACCTCAGTTTAAGGATTTTTCAGCTGTAACTGAACGAAGTAAGTACCTAAACTCATTAGGTATTCCTCTTAACCATAAGACAACAATTGAGGGACAAACAATATTCTTAGCTGAAAGAGTAACTGAATTAATGCAACCTAATCTCTTAACAGATAGAACTATTATTGATGTAATGGCTTTTACTGAATGTGCTATTCATACAAGTGTAATTGACGCAGATGCTTTTATTGAATATGCTCGTCGATTTGTTAGTCAGTATGATTATATATTTTATATCCCACCAGAGGGCATAGACATTAAAGATAATGGGATTAGGGAAACGGATGCTACGTATCGAAAAGAAATAGATGAATCTATTCAAAAATTATTACTTAAATATAGACCAGTCTATTTTACTATTAAAGGTTCTACTGAAGAACGAATTAAACAAATATTAAAAACTATAAATCACAAAAAATAATGAAATTATGGAAATGGGTTTTGGGTGTATTGGCTCTTTTAGGTGGCACAGCAGCTATCGCAAGCACACAAAATAAAAAGAAAAAAGAGTATGATAAAAAGGTTAAGAAAAACCAAGCTAAAGTTAAAGAAGTAAAAGCTAAGACTGAAAATGTGCAAAAGCAAAAAACCGAAACTAAAAAAGCAATTAATACTCAAAAGAAAAAGGTAACTAATACTAAATCTAAAGTTAAAAATACAAGTAGTGCTAAGAAAACTACTAAGAATTTTAAAAAAAAGTATAGGGGTAAAAAATGAAAAGTAAATTAGGATATATATTTGTAATATTATTTTGGTTAACTATATCAAGCTTATTTGGGCAAGGTACTGTTCAAGACACTGTTAAAATTCCAGCGGTAGAGCTGGAAAAATTTTTCTTAGCTTTAGATACCCTTGAAGCACAAGATTCAATTAAAACCGTTTTAATTAAACAGCTTGAAAATGAAATAGCACTTCATGAACTATTAACTGAGCAAGATAGCTTAATTATTTTTTATAAGGACCAAGAAATTCTTTTATTAAATGAGCAAATTGACTTACACTTAGATCGCCTAAATCAAGTTGATAAATGGTATAATAAACCTATAGTAGGAGCTGCAGGGGGTATATTAGGCACCATTCTTCTTATTCAAGCACTCGATTATACGCTTCCTGAGTAATCTTTGTATATTTATTGCTGTTAACAACAATATTTTGCAAAATGAATAAAACAGAAATCAAGCAGATTATACTTGAAGAAATTGAAGCTGCATTAGAAGAAATGAATATGTCACCAGAAATGGTGGCTGCTGACTCGCGTCCTGAAGAAGATGATTTTGCCTTCGATAAAATGGATGGAGAAATGTATGACGACATGGGTGATCCTATGGAAGAAATGGCTCGTACATCTAACGTTTTTAAATTAAGCCAAGAAGCAAGTCTAAAAGATGTACTTCAATTTATGCAACGCGTAAATGATGTTTTAAAAACATATAAATCACCAGGACAAAAGCGTCCTAAAAAGCGCTTTACACCAGAAGAAATGAAAGCACTTGCAACAGCAATGCTTAAGCCTGAAGGCTTTACTTCAAAAGACGTAATTGCGGCTACTTCTTATAGTAGTCCCGCTCAAGCAAATAAATTTTTAAAAGCATTAGAAATGAAAGGTTTAATTACTTTAACTTCTGTGCTTAAAAAATCATTAACACCAGATCGTGATCCTGATGCACCTGAAACTAGAGGTAGAAAAGCAGCAGGGGCAGAATTTGAACCTACTGATGACCCAATGGCCGATTTAGAAAGACTTGGATTAGGTGGTGGAATAGATTTAAGCGATCCATTAGCAGAAACTATAAAAGAAAATACAAACACCATGAGTGAATTAGAAAAATACATTAAAAAAATAATCAAAGAAGCTAAAAGTCCATTAGCTAAAAAGATGAAAGAAATCGAAAATCGAGGACGCATTGCCGCTCTTGAAACTAAATTAGCAGCTATTGCTGAAATGATTGAAGAAACAAATAGTCGCTTAACTCGTATTGATGAAGATAATGAGTTTTCTGAAATGATGGATAAAAAAGCTGTTAAAGAAGTTCGTAAACAACTTAAAGAACTTGAAAGAACTCAAGCCAAACTCCAAAAAGAAAGAGCTAAAATGGGTTCTAAATCAAAAGAAGTAGTTGATGAAGAAGGTGGTGAAATTGAAGAAGTAGCTCCAGCATTAATGGCTTTAGGAACGGCAGCAGCAACAGGTCTTGGCCAGTCTATAGGTGATAAACTATTTTATGATGAAGATGAACCTGAAGCAGATGAAGATGAAAAAAATGAAGTTGAATTAGAAGAAAGTAATGAAAAATTTGCAGGTCTTAAAAATGTTCATAGTTTAAAACCTACTATGAATGAATCTACACTTCGTATGCAAAAATTAGCTGGTTTAATTACTGAAAGCGAATTAAAACAAAAACTAAACTTAAATGAAGCTCAAGCTGGGGATGCCAAATCATACTTAGAAAGTAAAGGATTAAAAGTAGAAATGGTATCAACGGGTAATGAAGGAGATGACAAAGCAAGTAAATTTAAAGGAGTATCGGATATTGATGATGATAAAATAGCATATATCTGGAATAATGAAGCAGGAGGTAAGTTTGATGGTAAAGATTTCTTTACAGTGTATATGCCTTTTAGAAAAGATTTAGCGGATGAAATGAAATCAAAACTTCCAGTATTAGATATAGGAGGAAAGAGTGGAACTTATTATAGTATCACTATAGAAAAAAAATAATACTAATTTAACCAAATATTAAAATTAAGGGGACTTCGGTCCCCTTTCTTTTTAGCTACGTATATACGATGGCAGACATTAAAGCAATTATAAAACAGGAATTTGTCAAATCAGCAAGCGATCCTGTTTATTTTATGAAAAAATATTGCTGGATTCAACACCCAACAAGGGGTAGAACACAGTTTAACCTATACCCATTCCAAGAAAAAGTATTAGGACTACTAAACAAACACGATAAATCAGTAATTCTAAAATCAAGACAGCTTGGCATTTCGACACTTTCAGCAGGTATAGCTTTACACATGATGTTATTTCAAAAGGATAAAAACATCCTTGTAATCGCCACAAAGCAAGAAACAGCAAAAAACCTAGTAACTAAAGTACGATTTATGTATGATCAGTTACCTAGTTGGTTAAAATTACCTACAATGGAAAATAACCGACTGTCACTGCGACTTAAAAATGGGTCTCAAATTAAAGCAGTATCTGCAGCAGGTGATGCTGGTAGATCAGAAGCAATTTCACTTCTAGTAATTGACGAGGCCGCATTTATTGAAGAAAATAGAATTGAAGAAATTTGGGGTTCAGCACAGCAAACACTTGCAACTGGTGGTAGAGCAATTGTATTATCTACACCAAACGGTACTGGTAACTGGTTTCATCGGATGTGGGCTAAAGCCCAAGACGGTACTAGTGGATTTACGCCTATTAGATTACCATGGACTGTACACCCAGAACGAAACCAAGAATGGAGAGATAAACAAGACGATGAATTAGGGGATAGAATGGCAGCACAAGAATGCGACTGCGATTTTACAACCTCTGGTGATACAGTTTTCCCACCTGAAATATTAAATCTTATTGAAACTACAATGATTAAAGATCCCCTAGAAAAAAGGGGCATGAATAGTAGTTTATGGGTTTGGGAATATCCAGATTATACAAGACAATATATGGTTGTAGCTGACGTAGCAAGAGGTGACTCAAAAGACTATTCAGCGTTTCATATTATAGATATTGAAAATTGTACACAAGTAGCTGAATTTAAAGACCAAGTACCAACAAAAGATTTTGGACGTATATTATATAATATAGCAACTGAATATAATAAAGCATTACTTGTAATTGAAAATGCTAATATTGGTTGGGCTGCTATACAAGAAGTAATTGATATGGGTTATGAAAATTTATATTATAGCCCTAAAGATGAAAAATTTACTCGTGATGCTGAAGCATATATTGCTAAAGGATATGATTTAATAGATAAATCTAAAATGGTTCCTGGTTTTACTATGTCATTACGTACAAGACCTTTAACTATAGCTAAATTAGACGCATATATTAAAGAACAAAGTATCCAAATACAGTCGCGTCGTACGTTAGATGAACTGCGAACCTTTGTGTGGAAAAATGGCAGACCAGAAGCCCAAACAGGTTATAATGATGATTTAATTATGTCTATAGCTACTGCATGTTATGTGCGGGATACCGCATTAAAATTTGCACAACACGGAGTAGATTTAACTCGAGCTATGCTTAATAGTACCACTAAAGCTTCATATAATCCATTTTTTAGTTCAACCCAAATTAATGATCCTAAACAATCCTATAAAATGAAAGTAGGAGGAAAAGATGAAGATTTGTCTTGGCTTTTAGATTAGATATTTATACACACATTATAAACCATAAACATGGCAGATACTAGCTTATTTACGAGATTACGAAGATTATTTTCTAACGATGTTATTATAAGAAACGTTGGAGGAAAACAATTAAAAGTAATGGATGTTGACCGCATCCAAAAATATGGTAATTTAGAATCTAATTCATTATATGATAGATTTACTAGATTACACCGTCCTGTAGGATCCTCTTTACAATATAATCCTACCCTTAATTATTCATCTATGCGTCTCCAGCTTTACAGCGACTATGAGGCTATGGATTATGATTCGTTAATTGCTCCCGCACTTGATATTATTTCGGAAGAAGCGACTCTTAAAAATGAATATGGGGATGTTTTAACAATTAAATCATCTAATGATAATGTTAAAAGAGTATTACACAACTTATTTTATGATGTTTTAAATATAGAATTTAATTTACCTTCTTGGGTACGTCAAATGTGTAAATATGGGGATTTTTATCTACATCTTCAAATCTCTGAAAAATTTGGAGTCTATAACGCTTTACCTTTATCAGTATATCAAGTAGTTAGAGAAGAAGGAGCTAACCCAGAAAACCCTAATTATGTCCAATTTATATTAGATCCTAATGGCTTATCACAAAGTAACACTTATAGTGCTAGGAGAAGTGATCAGATGAAACTTGAAAATTACGAGATAGCCCATTTTAGATTATTATCAGATGCCGCTTATCTTCCTTATGGTAGATCTTATTTAGAACCTGCTCGTAAAGTATTTAAGCAACTTATTTTAATGGAAGATGCAATGCTTATTCACAGAATTATGCGTGCACCTGAAAAAAGAATTTTCTATATGAATGTGGGTGGTATTCCTCCTAATGAAATTGATCAATTTATGGAGAAAACAGTTGCTAAAATGAAAAAAACTCCTTATGTAGATCAACAAACAGGAGATTATAACCTAAAATTCAATATTCAAAATATGACAGAGGATTTTTATATTCCTGTTAGAGGTAATGATTCATCAACTAAAATAGAAACCACTAAAGGTTTAGATTATGATGGAACTACCGATATTGAATATTTAAAAAATAGAATGTTAGCTGCTCTTAAAATCCCTAAAGCATTCTTAGGATATGATGAAAATCTTGAAGGTAAATCTACGTTAGCGGCTATGGATATCCGTTTTGCTCGTACTATTGAACGTTTACAAAGAACTATTGTATTCC